TTGCATTTTAATTCTATATGAAATTGATCTAGAAGGCACAGCTACACCGTCAAAAGTCTCGCCATTTACTTCTAGTTTTATGTCTCTTCTGTAAACTTTATTGTAATCTAGTTTTTGATTTACTAACGAACAACTTGTCGCCAACAAAACCATTAAGATCATAATAAGCGCAAGGAATATAAAAGAAATAAACTCATGTCGTTTCATAAAGTCTTTCGCTGTGGGTAAGATATCCCTACCCACATATATTAAAAATTTAACAATTAATAAAACTAAAATAGATTTACGCAGATCTTAAGCCTTTTATCTCTTTAATCAACGCTACTATCTGAACTAATAGCCCTAATGATTTTTCAACTAATCCCTCTAACTTATCGTCTACAAGATCAAGCTCTTTTGACAAAAGAACTTCTAACTCTTTTACTTCATCAAGACTTAAGTCATTAAACTCCGCGTTCATTTCTGCCATTCCCATAAAAGCTTCAGGCGCTTTTAAAAGTGCAGGCATATAAAGAACTATGTCGTCGATTCCTAGACCGTCTTTTGTGGCCCTGTCTGAGGCATTAATTAGTAACGCTATAAAAACTAATAGCTCTTTTATCTCTTTAATTCCTTTTCCCATTATGTCCCCTTTTTGTTTAGTTAATACTACAAAGACGTCTTAGCTCTTTTAAGTCACCTTTAAGCTCTTCAATCTCTTTGTCGTGATATTCATGCTTAACTATCATTTGCGCCACGGTAACATTAAGTTTTTTTATAGAGTCGTTTAGTTTTGTTAAAATGCCAACACCATAAACCGCTGCACCAGAAATAACCGATAAAAAAGCCCAATATATAAAGTCATTGAATTGCATTTTATTTAATCCTTCTAGCTATTACTTTATAATAATCTAATCTTAGAGAACTAGCCGTCGGGTTAACATCACATTTTTGTTTTAAATAGTATGTTGTGGTATCCGTAACGGTTATCTCGGATATAAAGGTATGGTGCATAGACTGTAGTATAGCGTTAGGCATAGGGGCAACGGACGCATTTTCTCCATACAGAAGAGTTCCGGCGTTGTTTCCACTTACGGTGTGAATGTGAGTATAAACGTCACTTGCTGCTCCTGGCGTGACCCCGGAAGACGTTCTGTGCCTAGCTATGATTTCGACTTGCCAGGTCCCGAAACTTAGATCAAAATTAACTATATCAAGCCAGTTAGCAGGTCCCGCCCAAGCCGGAAAAGTGAACGGCTGGCCTTGAGACTCAACTAATTCATCGACTTTATAAACCCCAAAAGTTTTAAAATCCACATCCTCTGTTATAGATATATGGTTAGCCCCGGTGTTAGTGGATAAACTTAAAGCCCCCCCGCTATTTTGGTCCAGTCGAATGTCTATATAGTCATCTTTAGCGAGTAATACTGATGCACTACCTATCGCGGCGACGTTATTAGTTGCCCCACTGCCAAACATAAAAGCGATATAGGTATCTTGTACGCCGTTTTTATATATGTAGCCTATAAGTCGTTCACCTACTGCAAACGTCGAAGTGGCTGCGAATAAATTAAATATTTTAACGTCAAATTTACCCGCTCTTGCGGCTGTAAATTTCCAAGCCGCTCCTGTAGTAACCGAGCTGTGGGTGTCATAATCTGAAGTCCCATAGTCAACTATGTTTGTCGCAGGGGCCGCATTAGTAATTGATTGCCCTGCGGTTGTTATATATTTAGCCTTTATAGTTAAGTAATTAGCCTCTTGAGTTGAGATTAGGTTGGAAGCTTGCCAAGTTTCAATAGGTATTTCAGCATCAAAAGTAAATATTTCTCCAGGAGACCCTAAAGATGTTCCTGTTAGTTTATTAAACGCCCCACCTGATTGAACAGAAAAGGTGAAGTAACTTACACTAGGCTCACCAAGTGTATATAAATCCCTAGCGAATGAGGGACTATATCCCGCCATACCAACTTTCTGTATATTTGGTAGTGCTACCGGGTCAGATACTAAACTATTAGGAAAGCTAACTCTCGCTTCTACAGCGGTAAGTGTTCCTGCGGTAACTCGTCCCCTTATTTTTAAAAATTTACCTTCTCTCCAATGGGAAACTTCTACGCCTGTTACGGTTCCAAATCCTGTAAAGGTTGGGGTGTAGGCTTGTGGGTTTGTACCGATATACCCAGGGCCAAAAGTATCTGGACCCGCTTTTATTGTATCCAAATATAATTCGGAACCCACTGTCGAGGTAGTAGGTCTATGAAGTATAATTCTATAATTTAAACTGTCTGTCGCAGTGAAGGTCCCTAAGAAGTTTCTAGAATTTTCAATGCCAACCCCGCCAGAATCTAGTCCCCCATTAATAATTTCACCATCGTTGTCATTACTTAAAGGCCCTAATAGCGTTGCATTATCAACGTCATAAACAAAAGCTTTAAATTCTCCGCTTATAAAGGTGAGACTAGTCGCGTAGGTAAATCTAACTATAATTGTTTTAAGCATATACTCGTTATCTATGACTATGTCCGCGCTCGCACCCTCACCTTGTCGGTCGGTACCTGCGACTTGTCCTAGGTTAAGCGATCCGGTCCCAGATAAAACAAACCCTGAGGTTGTTATTCTAGTTAAATTTAAAGTTGATGTCCCGCCCGTCCCGTCTACTGGCTCTGCGCCTGCGGCGTCTTTATATAAATTCCAATCGTTGGTATTGGATTCTATATCCGGGTTAGTAATAAAGTTAACTCCACTACCTGAGCCCGCGCCTAATTCTTTTTCATCCCCTGCGCTATTAAGTCTATATAATTTCCCATCAGATTTCGCGTAAAGCTTATGCGTATTCGCTGAAGGGCTTGCAGGGGTTGAAATTTCTTGCATGATTTGCATTGAATAATCAGCATTAAATCTTATGTTTTCATTCGTGGATGCAACACCACCATTGTATATTCTTACATCGTCGGCACCACTTCCACTTCCTACAAGAGAAATACCCGCTGCGGAGTCGGACGACCTAATTACTAATCTATTTTGGTAGGCATGGAGTGTTTGAGCCGTAGGCCAAAGCGCAATCTCGCCGGTATCAACGCTTCCTATTCCCGCTTTTAAAACTATTTTACTAGCCGCACTAGCTCCGCCGTTTGGATTAGCGGCTTGAATCGTCATGCCTGCAGCAATATTTCTTTCTATTAATAAGGGAAACGAATCACTCACTGAAGCGTTACCGCCCATTCCAATGTTAGCAAAACTCCCAGTTGATTTTTTTACTTGAAGAGCAGCATACCCGCCGCCTACTAATTCTAAAGTATCTGCAGTTGACCTATACATTCCAGTGTTTAAATCCGCTGAAAAAGTATAACTCGGTAAACTAGAGGTTCCGTCCGCTGCCATAATCGGATCTGAAAAAGTTTTATTTGATAGCGTCTGCGCGAGTGTTGTCCAAACTACTGCGCCCGTACCACCTGAAAGAGTAGTTTCAAGAGCGTTAATGTCTGTTACATTTGTTGAGACCCCTGAAGCGTTAGTAGTTATTCTAGAGTCATAAAGATTAATTCCTAAATTAACAAGTGCTGTAGACACTGAATTTAAATCACTCAAATCATTTGCTATTAGTAAGGCCCCTGCAAGTGACATTAAATCGTCGCCTGTCTTCATTTCTAAAGCAGTTCCGCCGGCGTTAACACCTATCACAGTGTCCGCAGTTAACTCCGACGGTAATGTTAAATCAAAAGTATCTGTGAACCCATCTGATAAACTAATAGTTCTCTCATCTATATCTATAAGTCTTTGAACAAGCATCGTTAGTTTGTCATACGCCGTTTCTTGCGCTTCAGCGGGAGCTGAATCATTTTCTCTTAAATCTAATTCCTGAGTAGGGCTAGGGTCTCTGTAAATGATTAAGGTCTCGCCCGTTGCAGGGGGTGTTATCATAGTTACGTTGCCGCCCGCGTCTACGCCCGCACCTGAAACTGTATAGTGAGTTGTAATAGTTTGAACGGTTTCAACGTCTAGAGCATCTCTAATTATAACCACTAAATCCGCATCTAATAGAAACTTATTTGGAAAAGAAAACACGGTCGTTCCGTCATCCCCTGCATAAGATACTCTATTGTTTAAAGTTGTAATTGCCATGACTTATTTTCCTTTCTCTTTTTTAATTTCGTCCAAAGTTTCTCTTCTGATTTTTAACATTCCGTTTCCCATACTAGCGGTTTGAGACATCCTTAAATACAATATATCTATTAACTGCCTTTTATCATCTTTAGACATATCTGGGTTATTATATATAGTTGAAATACTAGCTCTAAGGCTAGATAGGGCTTTGCTAACGCCTTTTAGATTGACCATATATTTTTGATTCTCTTCGTCTTCGAATTCTTTTTGTAGGTTTTCAAAGTCTCCTCGTTTTGCGAGGGTTTTAATAGTCTTCATAACCGTTTCAGTTTTATCAAAGTTTTTATAAAATCTTTCTATTTGCGCAGAGCCCGCGCTTGGGTACCTAATCACAAAAGATTTTATAAACGGAATATCTGCAAGCGTTGCAGTCGGTTTAACGATGTCTTTAGCAACACCTGTTTGCCTTAAAGCTTCGTCGGCCACTTGAACGGCGTAACTTCCTAAAGCCCCTGACCAAGATCTAATATAATTACTTATAACTAAAGGTGAAGCTAACGACGCATCCTTATCGAATCTTCCTATTAACTTTCCTAAAGCCTTAGCCGTTTCAGAAGTATAGTCTTTGTATTCGTATTCGTTTATTAAAGGTTCCATGTGAGAGGGGACTATGTCCCTACCTGTAAAGAAATTCTTATTTGCGTATTGCTCAGTGAAAGGCACTAATATGTCCGGTAAAATACTAGGCGTGAGCATGTTTAACATAGACTCATTAAATTCTGCAAAGGCGTCGGGGTTATCCCCAAAGAATTTTTCTAAAACCATTTCAGGCAGAGTCCCAAAAACAAGCCCTAGCTCCATTGGTTTTGGTAGTCTGTAGATTATGCCTTTGTTGACCTGGGTTTTACCGTCTTGTTGCCTAACCAAATGGGGGGATAAACCTTCAGCTTCACTGGGTTCCACATTCTCCCAAGAATCTGTGGGGATTATCCAAAACGCAGCTTTTTGCCAACCCGGTAAATCTCTGACTCGCAAATCGTCTTTATTAGCCCACCACAAAATAACTGAAGGCGTAGTTATATATGCCATTGCCTTAGTCCCCGTTCTAATTGGGTCCGCTTCAAAGGCTCTAATCGTTTTATCAAGGCCTTGGATAGCTACATTTTGGAAAGCAGTAATCGCATTGAAGGCCGACATCTTAGCCCCAATTCTTTGAAAGTCTAAAGTGATTTCTCTTGCTGCAAAACCACCTTCTAGCAAGGTTGTTTTATCAGACCTACCCTTAGTGACGTTTTTAAATTCAGCTAATCTAACCCCTTGCTCAACTAAATTAGCTCCCACTCTCATCATTTCTATAGGCTTTCCCATAACATTAAGAGCTGAGTCCATAAAATTAGTTTGTTTTTGGAGGGACGTAATATTTTTAGTAATGTATTTATTATTTAATTCTAAAAACGCGCCATTAGCACCCCCGGATTTATACCAGTTCCAATACGTGTCTGACTTACCAACCATGTCTTTCATAGCACCCGCTACCTGAAATGGACTAACCCCTTTTTTAACGGAGAAAACAGACGCGGTTATAACGTCTCTAAAAAAGTTACGTGCTATAAAATCGGGAGTGAAAGTTATTGTTAATTTTTTAAATCTAGTAACCCCCCTTGAGAGATTGACTAGGACGTTGGAAGAGCTAACGTCTCCCCCTAACTTTTGCAAAGCATCGGCAAGGTCGGGTTTTGTTTCATAGACTTGACGTTTACCGTCTCTTATAACTTCGAATTGGTTTTTACCTAAGTTCTTAGACACCGCTGTAAAAACAGTAATGTCGTTTAATAATTCTTCTGAGACGTTTAGTTTTTTAGAGAGTTCTTTCGCACTGACTCGTATTGGCTTTGCTGGGTTTTTAACTCTAGTAACTAAGTCAGTCATCCCAGATCTTTCGATCATTTCAACAAATTTTATTTTGGCGTTATTTACTTCGGCCAGTTGTATTAGATCTACAGTGTTTTCAACTATAGACGTTATAGGACTTTGAATCTTTTTCTCGCTACCTTTAAAAGCTTTTAGAGACCCGGCTTTCCCACCTCTAGATTTAAATATTCCCGCTTCAGGTTCTAATAGCCTTCTAAAAGGTACATAATCTTTATTCAATTCTAAAAAAGATTTGAATTGTTTATCCGATAAAAGACCTGAATCTTTTGCATACTCTAAAGTTCTATTGCTAAATTCAGTTACGGCTTTTGCAGTTTCGGAGAATTCTTTAGCATGATTTTTAACAACTTTTTTAGCCGCTTCTATGTTAATCCCCGTAACTTTTTCTTGAGCCGTTTTCTCTAACGCTCGCTTAGATACCATAAAACCCTCTAGAGATTCTATGTCTTTTGATTTTTGTAAAATACTATTTAACGATTCACCGTTTTTCTTAAAAGTTTTTTGGTTGAAAGTTTCTTTTTCAAAAAATACTAAAGCTTTTGCTTTTGCATCCGGGATCATCCTTGCCGCCACATAAGGATTGTCTTCAGCTTTTAGACCGCCTGTTTTAGATTCAGCTAACTTCGTTGCCGAGTTGATAGGGTCTAGTTTATCTACAAACTGTCTATAGAACTCTCTAAATCCTGAAGGTGCGTCGGGGTCTTTAGGTGTTTTAGTAGATTTAATCCCAATACTTTCTAGGACCTTTGCCATTTCAGGTGTGTTTCTCGTTTTTAGAATTGGTTTGGGTAAATCTTTAGAAACTAAAAACTCACTAGGCGGCGTGTTTAATAGTTTTTCTTTAGAAATGGTTCTATCCATACTAGGTATGGGCTGATTTTCAGATAACAGTTCTTTATGAAACTTCGGATCTTTTAACGCAAGATCATAAACTTCTGTAGGTTTTGCATTGTCTTTTGCATACATCTTTCTAAGTTTTGTAGACAACCTGCCCGCAGTTTTAGACGTTATTTTACTTGCGCCTTTTAGCCCACCTATAAGTATTGCAGCTTCTAGGAATTCTACAGGCTCAGGAATCTCACCTCTCATAGCCCCACCAATGGCCGTCATTGTAGTAACCTCGGTCGTTAGTGCTGCGGTAGACTTAACTATAGGAGCTGCAGTTTTTGCGGCTACACCGACCGCTGCGCCTGCCCCTGCGGTAGCTGCCCCTATGACGGCACCTTTACCACCTTCGATAAAAGCCGCTGAAGCTCTTTCCCAAAAATCATCGAATGAATTTATGTCGCCTGATTCATAACCGTCCATTAGCCATTGACGCATCCCTGATGGGAGTGCAAACGCCCCGGCACCACCGCCGACTACTGCGCCTACGGCGGTTCCACCTACTGGAATTACCGACCCCGCGACCCCGCCTATGCTACCTCCCGCTAAAGATCCGGCTACCATTGCCGGGAAATCTCCCGCAAGAGTTCCAACTCCCGCAGCTATTCGCATTGCCATTTCAGCATTTTCCGGTAGAACCACGTCGGGCTTTTCAATAAGTAGTCCTGTGACGGACATATCAAACCCAGCCTCTACAGCTTCTAAAAACGTTTTCGCCTCGTCCACGGGTTCGTCTTGAATCGGGACGGGTTGTCCCTCTTTGGTTTCAGGGGCTGTTTGTCCTGTAACTTCTCCCTCTTTTTTTGTTGCCGCATTTTTCTTGAAATTCTCTTTGAATTGGTTTTCGACACCTGACATATCCGGGAATTTTTCACCCCAATGCTCTCTAATTTCTCTGTCATTAAATCCGGCTTCATTTAACGAGCTACTCACTTGTGATTTGTGTGCTGAAACTTCTATCTCAGTAAACCCATTTTCTCGTAATGATTCTAAATCCTCAAGTCCAGTCGCCATTAATTACCAGACTTTCCACTAGTCGCGTTGAAAGTATTTAATCTTTCTAGAAATTCGACTGAAGACTCCCCCTGCTTTCGTACTGGTTTTTCAGGTTGAGCTTGCCTTTCGGTTTCTATTTGCTCAGGGGTTTTTCGTGTAAAACCTGAAGCAATGTCTTTCATTATTTGCTGAGGTGAGCGTCTAAAAGGCTCTAGCATATGTCCTAAATAATCTTTACTAGTAGGATTTAAAAGCTCTTGTGCGGATTTACCCTCTTTTCTAAGTCTATTATATTCGTCTAAATATACACCTAAAAACTTTTGTAATTGTTCATCTCCAACGGGATCTTTAATTCCTGAAAGTGTGTCACCTTTTACAAGTGCGGATTTAGCTATGGTTAGGAAATTCGTTTTAAGAGCTTTTTCATCTGCCCCTGCTACGGTGCCGAAGCCTTGAATCTCTTTTCTTAGTTTCTGCATGTCAGGAAATGACAAACCCTTTCCTACAAAAGCGTTTAAATCATTTTCGTCTCGAATTGCATTAGGGTCTTCTGGGTTTAAATGTATTCTATTAAATAGATTTGTAAATACTCTAGAACTTGTTTTAGGAGGTCCCGCAGCTCCGCCACCTTTGGCTTGAATTAGTCTTAAGAATTGCTCTTTACTGCCCGATCCGAAAGGGTCAAGGTTTGATTCTAAAATATCTTTAGAAGTTAAAGACCCTTCACTCATCGACGACACAAACTTATTTTGTGTTTCAGTTTGTTTAGCGCGTTTAACTCTTTCGTCTTCTTTCCTACGCCTTTCGGCTTCTATTTCTTTGCCTCTAATGGCTTGATCGGCTTCAGCAAACATTTGTATTTTTGCCTCACCTCCTAAGTCCTCGTCGAATTCTCCCGATTTTAATTTCTCTTTTGCAAAATCAGGATTTAATCTAATCCAACCTCTAACTGCATTCTTTGAAATTCGTCTATCTCCTTGAGCTTTTAATTCGTGACCTTTACTAGTAGGTATCTGCCCGGATAATATGAGTTGATCCACACCTTCTCTATGAAGTTGTTTTTGTAAATCTAGTGAGGATGGGTCAGACAACACAGTAGACGAGTATGCGTTTATAGAATTCGTATAATCAGTGACAGCTTTAATACCTGCGGACTCACTTTGATGTTGGACCGACGATCTTACTAAATGACCTTTTATTCTTTCAGAATTTAAAGCGTGATAGTTTTTAGCATTTCTAGATGAAAGATCGTTTCCTATATTTGCAAGAGACTCATCGACTCGCTTATTATACGCCTCAAAAGGTTTTCTATCTCCCGGCGTAGTCGTCTTAACTACATTTTGTAAATCACTTGCAAGAGCGTTATTGGCCTGAGCCATTTTAGTTGTGGTATCACTGAGCTCTTGTTGCTCCTGCCGCTTTTCGATTCGTTTAGCTATGCCTGAAACTGCAGACCCGAATTGACCTAAGGCTCTTGACGTTGCCCCACCTAATTCAGCACCTGATATTTTTTCAAAACCTTGATCTCCGGGGGCCGATATCTGTCTAGTATATGATCTTATGAGTGGCATTACTTACCCCCGAAAGCGCCGAACTCTTCAGCACTTTGTAATAGATTCGCCCCTGCTCTAATGTTAGCCGCTCTAGAAGCTTCCCGCCCTCTACGTCTTTCATTAAAAGCTTGTCGTCTAAAGGCTTGTTGCTCGGTTAAAGCCCCAAGTCTAATATTAGCTAAATCTTTTTCTACATTAGATGTATTCTCTCTAAGCACGTCTAATGGCGAACCTTCCAATCTTATACCTGAAGCTGAAATAGATAAAATGTTTTGAGCCCTGTCACGTCTAACATTTGATAAAAAATTCTGTTCGTCTTCTATTCTTTTCTTTTTTATTTGTACGGCGTTAAACTCAATATTCTGTGCGTTTATTTCAGCCGCTCCCGAGGCGGCGTCGCCTTCACCTGCGGCCCCAAACGCTGATAGTAATGATGCTGCCCCCGACATAAACTACTCCCTAACTCTAGATAAAAGAACCATGTCCTCACCTAGCTTTCCAAATTTTTTCATACAAGGGGCCTCTACTTTAAATCCCAAAGCTTTAACCCATCTTAGGCCCTCTTTAAAATCAGCATCTACTAATGCTTCAACCCTATCTACGTCTACGTTTTCTAAAAACTTTTTAACTTGGTTATGGACTTTTATAAAATCGTCTTTTAAATTTTTGTCTAAAAGCGCCCATGCTTCAGCTCTTCCAGGCCATACTTCAGTCACTCCCGCACAAGCTAAGACTTTATCTCCGTCTATAACTGAGTAAGAGTGTCCCCTTTGTTCTAGTCTTTCTAACTGAGCGTCAGTTATCCCGGCTGATATGCTCCCGCACATCCTAAAGCTATGCTCTTCTATTTGTGCTAGGTGCTCAGCTTTAAACCTTACAGTCTCAACCATAGCCTACCTATCCATGACATGCATTTGAGGCATTATAGCTAAGATTATACTTGGTAAAGGTTGGTCTTGTCTGAAACAAAACTGATTTTCAAAATCATAATCAGCATCTACTTGGTAAGACTCAATCCCTGTAAATAATGGGACGGCTCTACTTAAAGGGTCCGATGATTTTCTAAAAGTTAGTTGTGTCAAATCATCAAAAGAAAATCCAACCTTTAGTCCTAAGCTTCTATGAAACATTATCCCTATTCTATTTGTTCGTCTTGTTTTACCAAAAGAAGTTCCGTCCGCTGCGCCCGCTTCAGCTCTTAAAAGTTTTGCATCACTATTGTAACCAAAACCTACATGCACCGTAGTAGCACTTTCAGTTAAAGTTATAGCCCCACTCGAAACGGTTTTATCTGGCTGTACCGCGCCGTCTGCCAGTATCGCTACTTCTTCGCCCTCAAGATGAGTTAAGCCTGAAATAGTAGTTACATATTTTCTAACTTCTCCGCCTGAGACGTATACCGTGAAACCTGTAGTATCTATGTCTGCTCCTAATAGATCTGTTAGCTCGAAAGTATGTGTCGTTTTATTTGCGACTAGATAACTATTTGTATTTAATTCTGTCATTCCTAAAACGTCTGAAATTAAAACTTTGTCCCCGTCACTAAATCCGTGAGACGTTGCGGTTATTACACCTGGGTCCGCTTTAGTAGCCGCTGAAATTGTTTTTGGATCATCGTAGGTTAAACCACTGTCCACAAAAAATGCGTCTTTTTGTTCTATAGTGTCCTCAAATTCCGGCGTTATATACTCCATTTGTTGTACCGTAGCCCCGTCGATATATCTTTGAACTACAACCCAAACTTCGTCTCTTGACCCGTCTACCGACTCAATGACCGACACTTCTTTCACCTTTGCCGGACTTCCCGCAGCGTCGCTAACGCCCCCTATTGTGTGTCTATGCCATCCAACTTTAAAAGCGTCCTGAGACCTTTCGTAAGTCACACCTATTAAGGTCCCGTCGGTCCTAACCATCCACACCACTGGTTGTGGGGTTTTCTGGTAGGCTATAGATATTATTCCTGTCTCTGAAATATGCTCTGCTAGAACTGTTAAGTCTTCAGAATTAAGGCCGTCCACATCAAAGAAATATCTCAACTCTCTTAGTTTTCTTCCTGATTTTTGTATAAAAACCGCATCTCTTCCTACCGCTAAAGCCCCGACTGAAGCACTTCCCCAACTCGTATGTTTCTTTGCGGTTATATCGGACGGGCTAAGAGCTGCGGAGTTATTCGACGGTTTTATCAACCACTCCCCTGACGACGTTCCTAATATCAAACCCTTGCTACTTGATAGCATCCATTTAACAATGTTTAACTCTACCGAATTTAAAGCAAAAGATAACCCGTGAATTGCGGTTACCGACCCGTCATTCTCTGAAGGGTAAAAGTTTACATAGTCGTCAACTCTACTAGCGTCTATATGATCCGGGTTTCTAGCAACACCCGAGTAGAAAACTCTACTGTCGTGGAACTCTACCGACGAAGGGTAGAAATCTTGAGAATAAACCCCTAACTGCCAAAAACCCGACGCTGCGGTACCTGCTAAAGTGTCGGCTATTGTTACCGAAACTAAAACCCCCGAAGTGACCCCTACTATCTGACCGTAGCCCCATGCCGCACCCGAAGTAGGTTTGTACCTTATAAGCCTTAAAAGGTCTGAAGTGGTGAAACCCCCTCCGTTATTAATTCCTGTAACTGACGAAAAAGTTACGTTTACAGTCCCTGTAGTCCCTGCGGGCGTCGCAGTCGTTGCAGTATTGTTAAGACTCAACCATGGCCCCCCTACAAAAGCAAAATTCCCGACTGTCCACAAAGTTGCAGACCCGTCATTCACAATTAACTGAGGCTTTCGCGTCCCATCAACTATAAAAAGACCTTCCGGTGTTTGGGCGTAATCTATCTTAGATACATCCGGGAAACTAACATGAGTGAAGCTACCAACGTCTACGCGGTCTTCGTAAACTCTAGCACTGTTAAGCCCATCTCTAAAAAGCAAATGATATGTCGTTTCGGAATCTATAACAAAAGGCACTAGTCTAAAACCCGCAGTACCGCTAGAGAGTTCATTAATAAACTTAGTCCCAGACCGTCTTGTAAGGCCGCCTTGAATCGTAGGCGCATAGTTTAAGCACTTTGCAAGACCTTGCTTATATCTTTTTACGTCACTTCTACCGTTCAATAGTGGACTGAATTCTCCCGCTCCGAAATTGTTTTGTATGGTTGAAACTTTTGGCATACTACCAACCCGATCCGAAAGTAGTTCCGTTTCTAACAGTTATCCACTTGTCCGCAGTAGGCATCTGAGAAATTCTTTCAAAAGCATTCGCTTTTCTCGCCTCCGCAATTGTATCTTTATATGCCTCAAGCAACGCAGCTTTTTTTGTATTAGATTGTGTTAACTCTTCCGCGAGTTCTAACGCTAATTTAGCCGATAAAGTTTCTCTAAATAAAGCATCCATTTCGTTTGGATCGTCTACGTTGTAAATATATCTTATTTCTAAAGGTGCTTGTTCATTTGTTATTATTTTTCTACCCTCAATCTGCCAGTCCAAATCATTTACGTTTTGTTCAGGATCTTGCGCGAGTAGTTTTATAAAATCACTAGGAAGCTGAAAACTAACTTCTCTATTGAAAAGCGGAGCTGAAGCGTCCGCAGCTATTGAAGCTCTTTTAACCGCAAAACTCCATGCGTGTTTTCTTAACTCTGCGAGCTTAACAGGCTCATATGCCGTGTTAATTGCTCTGCCATTTACTGAGTCCTCACCGAGACTAACTATTCGTCGAGCCCCCAATTTTTGCAAAGCTCTATTGGCGATTTCGACTTTAGATGCCACTTAAAAGACCCCCTGTTTACTGCATAACTCTACATAAATCTATATACATTCCCGCAATTGTACCACCTGAAGAATTAATTCTATAAGTCCCTGCGGGTAAATCTATCCCTGCAGATAATCCATCGGCTGTAATGTTTGAACCTACATCAACCCAAGTTCCACTTCTAGATTTAATCTGTAAGATTAGCACTGTGGAAAAAGTATCACCTTCAACCATGAGCACAGACCTCCCACCTTCCCACATAACACCTGCGGTAGCGGCAACGGTGCTAACATTCCCCATCATTTGAACAGCTCTTGCGTGTCCCATATATCACTCCTTAAGCTGGAGGCCAGTCGCCTTTTACAATGTGGTTTTTAATCTCTTCTAATTTTCGGATGACTTCAGATTTCTCTAAACTAACCGCTAAATCAACCACTACCTCAACGTCTTTTGCTGGAGACGAACTCCCCTCTGAAACGTCAAACTCTGTGTCGCCTCTATCGAGACCGTAAATTCTGTCTGCCATTTTATTTCCTTTTTAAAACAGAAGACTCCCACCCTAGTAAGAGCCCGCCGTAAAATTAAAATTACATAGCGTATGCGATTTTCACACTGATATCGTCCGTTGCATCACTCGCAGCCGTCAATGTGGCAACAACGTCATATGCAATATGAGGATCTTCAGATAAACCTAAAGCTTCCCATAACGGCTTCTCTACGTCTTCAATTCCATACACACCCGACTCATGAGTGATGTCTGAATTTTTAAGAGCAGTAGTCAAGGCCTGAGCACTTGCGAAGAAATCAGCGTCTACAACTGCGCTACCGTTTAAAGTAGTTTGGTATAAACCAAAATCTGCAATAGTAGTCGTGCCAGCTCCGTCACAACTCATTATAAGACTAGATACTCTAGCGTTAGATCTAATCGTTGCGAAAATGTAAGTAGATCCGATTGAATCACCACTCACAGATTGAACAGTTCCAACGGCCTCCATTAAGTCACCTTTGGATAAGCTCGAATCACTTATAACTTTTGGGGATGCATCACGGTTTGTGATAACCCCAGATTTTAAAATATTTACTGCCATGATAAACCTTCCTTATTTAATTTTTTAAAATTACGCTTCTACACACTGAATTTCTATCATTTTCTTTTCCTCTAAACGAGTAGCCCCTACAGTCATGTAAACATAAGCTTGAAAAGGTAGACCTGTTAAATCTTTACGTTGAGAGATATCAGTTGTGATATCGTTCCAGATACCCAAATGAGTTCCAGATTTAGCGAAAACAGGGACTCTTCTTTCACTTTGGGCGTTAACAGCTAAACGCTCACAATGAACGAAGTTCATTCCTAAGAATCTGTTCAATTTACCGTCTACTAAAACAGGCTTTTCGTTATAGTCTAAGCTAATAACTTGAGCTTCAGCTAAAAGATTGTCCTCTTGCTCTGCGGTAACAATGCAAGTGATAACGTCCATATCCATATCGACTTCAGCGGCTTTTAAGATCTTACGAGCTTGACGAAGTTTAGCCACTGTTAATCCAACATCTCCACTAGCCCCATATTGAACATCAATAAGTTGTGATGCTGGAAGGGTAGTTGAAGTTGATCCCGACTTACCAGTTTTGGCAGTTCCGAAAAGAGCTTCAATAATAACGTCATCTATTTTACGTCCGGCTGCAAAAACAGCGTTTTGAACGTACTTAGATTCTGGGTCAGTTAACAATCTTAATTTGTCGAAACTGTCCAAAAGCTGTGGTAAATCACTATCTTGCGGCAAAACCCATCGTCTATCGGTAGACGCATCTACTCTGCCCATGGCTTGAAATCTACCAACAACGTCTTGCATTTCTACTGCACCGAATTGGTCAACTGGCGAAGCTTGCTCACCTATGTATGTGTCTGAAGTAACTAGTCCTCTTAACTTAGAACCTTTTTGTTGTAACAAAAGATCGATGTTTGTTGCGAACTCTTGCGCGTAATGATTTGGAATATTGGCTGACATTGTAAGCCCCCTTATATAGTTAGAATTAATTTGCTGCTTTTTGGGCTTGTCTAAATATATAGGGCCAGAATTTCAATCTTTTTAGATCGTCGGCCAAGAGGTTATCGACTTGTAGGGATAGGCTAAACCCTATCCCCGATATTTGTCAACTGCTCGGATATGCCATTTGATGTAATCTAGACATTTTTGCTTTAGCGTCTGAATCTCCGGTAGTATATTTCGCTACAAAACTTGAATCTTTTTTCAAAATTCCAATTTGAGCAATGGCTTGTTGAGGCGTTAAAACCGCTGACTCTCCAAAACCCGTCATAGGATTCCCAGCCACAAACCCAGCTTCACCCAATTTTGTACCTATTGAATGCATGAACTTCATAGTCCCATCAAAGCCTATAGCTATTTCTAAAGCATCTATAGCGTTTTCAGGAATTCCGAATTCTTTCGCCGCTCTTTGAGCTGATGCTATGTTTTGGTGGTACGCCGTACCCCAATCTTTTTTCAATTGAATGTCTGCATTCGCGACTTCGGTCTCGTATGATTCGGCATTACTGGTCTCTTGTCCTGTAGAAAAATCAGCTAAGTTAGCAAGTAAACCTTCAGCTTGAGTTTTAGTAATATTATTTTTAAAAAACGCGTCTTTCGCCCAGTCAGAAAAAGCAGTGTTATCCCCTTCAGACTTAATTCCGTAACCGTCGGCGCTTGCGGGCTTTCCTAATTTAGTATGGATGTCCGCCCATTCCGGCGCGTCCGCAGTTTCAGGAAGCTTTAAAAGTCTATCCTGTGGAACTCCTCTTAACTTTTCTAAATTAACATACGAATCTAAAACCGAAGCTGCATCTTTAAAACCCTTATTAGTCACAAAAGCTTTTTGGTCTTCAGAGAAATTATTTGTCCAATCTTTAGATATACTAGCCCCACCCGCGTCTAGGCCTTTTGCCACGCCTTGGTCTATGACTCCGATTTGTACGTCTGGACTCGCTGCCGCAGCGGGTGCCGCCCCTTCTGTGCCTGCAGGTGTGCTTCCTGGTGCTTCACTCATGTATTAATCCTTTCTGTAGTTGTCCCACAATTCATCGGGAGTTAGTTTCAAATATTTTTGAATTCGCAAATACACTTCTCGCCTACCCTCTAAAATCGCATGGGATCTAGGGTCTTTATCAAACGTAGAATCATGAGCTCTACAAAACTTTGCAAGATCTTTTAATACCGCATTCACGTCTCTATTGTCCTCGATAAAAACACGTTGATAAGAAACTTTTTTACTAACAAAAAAGTCTCTAACATTACTTGGTATTAAATTCATAAATTTCCTATTTTAAAGTTTTAGCTAACCCAACCGCTGCAGGTGCCGCCTCGATAGCTTGTTGTTTCTGAGCCTGTTTAGCTCTTGCGTTTCTAATCTGTGCTATCGCATTTGGACCGTTTCTCCATTTAGCAGGTACCGCATTTATGTCTGATAACTCAGGTACAATAACGTCCCAATTAAAATGGTCAAGGGGGCTAGGGTCTTGAGTTACATTAACTACATTCATTGTAGCCTCTACGGTCCGCATTAATCCTGAAGCCTCTTCAGCTCTTTGAGATCTTGAAAGTGGTGAATCATATTCTATTTTAAAACCTGCGCCTGCCTCTTCTAAGATCGGGGGCAATGGGGGTAGAATTCCCAATTGAGATAAAACGTCAACTTCTCTTTCTATTTGAGGCCCTAGTCTTTCGGATTGCTGCCTACCTAAAGTAGGGGCAAGTAATATGCCTTTTTCTCTAGTGCGCTCCATAACTTCAGTAGCCGTCATCGCAGGGGTTTCAGCTAATATTTGGAAAATAGTAACTAAAAAAGTATCATTTATAATCTGTCTCTCGTCGTCCATTAGATCTTTTCCAACTTGGACGTTTCCTGTTTGAAGAGTGTGGACTAATGGCCTACCGTCTTTACTCACTCCGCCTGCGTTTATAGCTCCTGGACGTAAAGAGAATGAATCTAAAACTCCGTCGTCGTGGACTAATAACACCGGATCTACGGCTCTATGGCCTTGCTTAAGTAATGTTTTTTTCTGTTCGTTTAAAGTCTTAATCGCAGGTAGGACTTCCATTGCAGGTGATCTACCGTAAACCTCGTTAGGGGCTTGTTCGTATCTGGACGTTGCATAAGGCATTGTGCCGTAGCCGCCCGTGTCTATAAGTTGTTTTTCTGTGATAGAAACATAGTAAGATATAAAAGGCATACCTCTAAAATCAACCCTAGATGGGTCTACAGTAGGGTTGGGTCCTACGAAATGTAGGAAATAAAATTCCTGATTTTCGTTATCTCCCATTGCCGTGTTGATTTTATCAGGGACTCTTTCAGGTCCCCACTTTTGAACTGCCTGCCTCGCAGTCATACTAAAATGTCGTATAACAGTGTCTATAACTCCTTGATGATTTTCCATAAAATATATTTCACCTAAATGGCAATTTTTATATCTCAAGCCTTTCTCACCGTGAATGTCGTCTAGAGCATCTATGTATAAAGCTCCAGATCCAAACGCCCCGAGGGACTTAAAATTTAATTGGTTTTGTGAAGCGAAATTGGCTTTAGGTGAGTATCTGTGTTTAAACAAAAGCGCATTAACATCGTCAAACCAAAGTCTAACACTTCTGTCTTTATTTAACTCTGCGTCTGAGGATAATACCCTATGCCAAGTTTGGTTTCTAGGCGTTAGTAGTGAATCAAGTATGGCTGCAAATCTATTAAGAGCTATCGCGCCTGTAGAATCAAAAAGCTCTTCTGTTCTTTTGTCGCCTTTTGTAAGATCAACTTGACGGTTTCTAAAATATCTTGCGTGGTCTGTGTAGATACGCCTCGCTATTTCTTCCCAGTGACCTTCCCAAGTCCCGCGATTTCCAGAAAGTTGTTCGAAAAGATTAACTATATCCGCTGCAATATCTCTTTCACCTACCGCCATTATTTAGCTCCCTAATAAAGTTTTTCGTGCTGAGCCTGAATCCGTAGCCGTCAAGCCTCCTTGACCTGTAAGAGCTCTTCTAGACCTACTTCCGGGCCCTGCAAGACGTTCTTTTGTAGCCCTTGCTTCAGCTTCGGTTTCCGATTTAGACTCTTCAGCATCTATCTCCGCTTGTTGTGCGTTTAATTTGACTTGGTTTTCTCTAGCTAAATCGTCCGGGTCGGGTGCTAGTCCTAAGTCTGAAGCTCCAAAACCTAAATCATCGAATACACTGTTATTTCCCATTGATTAAATCCCCTTAGTGTGAACCCAAAAGTTATCACCCGAAAATATTATAGTCCACATCTTTTGCGGTCATGCGCCCTTTGCGCCCAAATCTCGCGGTTTTTTTATCTCGCCTAGCAACTTTAACCGCAAACGTACATGCTAGAGCATCCCCATGGTCTGGACTCGCCACACCACGCTTTTTCATTTTTTCTTTAGCTTCTAATTTAACTCTTTCCACTTTATCGAACTCATACCTTGGTCCTACTAAATCGTCTTTCAGTTCTTGATTGTCGTCGATTGTACCACCTGAAAGCCAATCGCGCATTCTAGCCCACATCTCAGTCCTTAAATCTGCCCATTCTGGACTTTCGGCTTTAGATCCAAACCATATCTCATGGACTTTGTAACCCATTTCTCTAAGCCTATCTATAACTCCCGTTCCATTCCCTGCGTCTATACAAACTGCGTCCGGGTCTAAGTCCTCTATCCAAAACGCACATTCGTTTGCGACTTCCATGTTGTTTTTACCTTTTAACTCTATAGACGGAATAGACTTCGCATCTCTTCCACGTCTAAATCTAATAACGGTGCAATCGTCCCCATACCTAGCTATATCCACACCCATTATAAGTGCCGCGTAGGAATCGTTATTTATTTCTCTATCGATAGCGCCGTCTATTATTTCCCGAGATATAAACTGTTTATCTCCTTGCCTTGGGAATTCACCTTTTACTTCAACCCTCGCAGCGTCCGAATCGTCGCCATGCTTTTCAACTATCTGATTTAGTTTGTTTACATCGGTCCCTTCTACGTTTCTAGAGTCTAGATTTCTTCTAAGCCAATACTTTCTAGACTTATGGAAGCATTCGTAGAACTCCCCTTCATTTCGTCTAGGATTTGAAAAGCAAAACATATATCTATGCAATACTGGCTCTGTGAAAAACCCCTCTGTTACGGTCCAAATTGGCGTTGGAATCCCTGAAGCTTCATCGAACGTCACGATGATTCCGTTATGATTGTGAACCCCTGCAAAAGCGTCTGGGTTTTCTTCAGACCAAATCTGCGCCTGAGCGTAATAGTAACCTGTATCGATTTTTAATTGTTTTTTAAGCGCAGTTTCAAACCAGTCTGTCGGCTTTAAAGATAGCGCCGTTCTTTCAAACCAATGCCCATTAATAGCTAATGTATGCCATTTCCCTAGCTCCGCCCAAGTTCTAGTCTTAAGTTGAGTTTCAGTATTAGCGGTTGTAATGCATGTAACCCCTAATATGCACGACATAGCCCACAAGTTAATCCACGCTGTAAGTGCTGATTTCCCAACCCCCCGTCCTGATGCCGTAGCACTCTGATATACTAACGGTGGTTCGCCCTTAGCAATTCTATGCTTATTATCTAATATGTGTTGGTAGACCTGTTCTAGCTCTTCTATCTGCCATTTCCTGGGCTCTTTAAACGTCTGCAAAGGTGTTCCGTCTTTACCCCAAGGAAACGCAAACCTCACATAACTTAATGGACTCTCTGCAATTTGAGGGTCCCATAGTTCGGTCATTAAAAGTTGTTCGTCTTTTACACTGTAAGGGGACTCAGTCCTAGTCCTAGCCATTAGTTAAACAGGTCTGTATTTTTAGGGACCGCTGACATATATTTTTTCTTTAAGAGTTGAATCTCTTTTTTAAGAGAATCGACTTGCCCCTTTAAAACGGCGTTGTCGTTTCTAACCCCTTCAACTTCTAACTGCTCTTTAGTCATAGGTGCCCAAACATTATTGCATTTTGTGCAATACCTATTCTGACTTGCGCTATCACTTATAGAAAATTCACTCGCGCCACATTTACGACACATCTCCTTTAATCCCTCTTTAATCCTTTTTGCCATGTATCCCCTACCTAGATGTTAACTAATATTTATATAATTTATGTAAATCAAAACTAGAACCTTTTCGCCCCGCTTCGAGGTCTTCAGCCGTGAGCCCTATTGAATATAATCTATTATAAACCGTTTTCCTAGCAATTCCTAAAGTCTTAGCAGTAAGGCCCGTGTCATATCCACACTCTATTAGCCTCGATTCTATAGCTTCGTTTTCTATTTCAATTAAGGTTTTTAACTTATGCTCCATTAAACATCTATCTCACTTAATCCACGCTTTAAGACTACCACCCTAACACCTTCATTCATTTTATCATAAGTAGTTCTTGGATGCCTGTGTCCGCAAATGATAGTGTCGCAATTTCTAAACTTAGCGTGTGAGACCAATCTATCAATCATTTTTTTCTTAGGTACATGCTTAACTAACTTTTCAAAGTTCTTTAAAGCTCTAACCCAAATGTTACGCTTAAACCAACCTGCAGTGTGTTTTTTAGATCTATACTTAATTGCCCGTTTATCACCCCATGCTTCAAAATCCCCATGGACTAAAAGAGTGTTTTCTATTCTAATAACATCATTTGTTATAGACACCCGTTCATGATTTCCGTCGATCCAACCTTTAGAATTCGGCTTTAGATGTGAATAGTTTAGCATAGCGTTTTTATAATCTTTCTTTTTTACATTCGCAAGATCAACGATATCACCTATAAAATATGACTTCTCTATTTTGTTTATTGATGTGATATCTCGCATCGGTGAGAAAAGATGCGTGTCCGTATATATTCTTAATTTCATTTCAAAGCCTTTTTTAATATTAAATCTACAAGATAAGTCAACGGTTCTGCATTGGTTCCACTAACTTGAACTCCCCTCTTACTCAATGTAAAAAGCGCTGCGT